TCAGTTAAATTTTCATAACCCTTGTAATCTAATTTTCTAGAAATACTTTTTAAAGAATCACCAAATACTAAATCTTTTGTTTCAACCCACGTATTGTCATATTTTAACCATTTATGATTATCAGTACAAAATAATTCAGTATCATCATCTAAAATAATTTTAAAGATAGGTTTAACACCTTTTAAAATTGCCTTTTCAACTTTAGAAGGTTTAATTTTATTAGTGTTAATGTCAACACTATAAACCCAAAAATCATTTAGATTTAAATCATAAATTTCTTTAATAGTTAATTCTTTACCATTTAATAACGGTACTACAGTTGAACCAGCCAAACATTCTTCCATAAAAATATCTAATGCCGCGGCAATCTCAGGATAAAACTCCATTGATTCAAAATCCGCATACGACCCAATTCTTGTTGTTTCATAATGCATTGAATGTTGTATCAATTCATTTTCAGATTTTTTCCATAATCCACCCAAGAACTTTGATTGTTGAGCTTGAAGTTTAGCGGTTTCGTATTCTTCTTTTGATTGTGTTTTTAAGAGAATATCATTACCAATTGAATATTTATTAATTGATGATTGTGTTTGTGTATTAACGTTTGTTAAGTTAACTCCACTTGCATCAAATATGGTATTAAGTTTTTGAAATATAGTTTTTTTATTGTTTGCCATAAAAAATTTGTTTTTAATAATATAATGTAAACATTGTTAATTTTAAAGGGTTATTCAACATAACCACAATAGACATATGATAATCTTTTTTCTAAATTATTTATAATAACTGGTTCATAAACATACGTTACATTATAATCTTCATTTACCGTACAACCTTCACCAGTGTCATATATTTTAGCGTTTCCAATATCACCCTGACCTTTTTTACTAAAGTCATCTGGTTTCCAAGAGTATTTTTGTTGAACTACTCTATTGTTTGTTGTTTTTCTAAAAAATTCATTTACCATAATTAAATTATTTTAATCCTGAGAATAACCATAGGAAATCACCGTTAGGGTCTTGTATATTTTTATATGCAACATGATTCGGATTTGCTTTAGTTATCTTTTTATTTTTATTTTGGTCAAAGTATTCAATTGTTGAAGCCATTGAGGTGTCATTTGAACCTGTAGTCCAAGCTGATAGTAATGCTTTTGTTTGATTATTTGTTTTTTTCAAACTTTTAAATGAGGATTCCAATATCCATAATCCCATTCCTAGTGACATAATCAAATCATCGTTATAACCTTCCATATGGTCAGGTCTACCATTCTTAAAAATAAATGTTTTCATTTCATGAATAAGTCTAATTGACCTTATTTTTATTGAATTAGTTCTAACCATTTCTTCAAAATGGGATATTAACTGTAATCTAACTCCATTGATATTAAATCCAGCTACTTTATTTCCTTTTGTCTTTTCTTCGTAATGTAAATTAGGGTATTTTAATTCTTCTAATTTACTTACAGTTGTATGTCCTACTCCGATGTTATCAACAACTAGATAAGCATCGTATTTTTTTCCGTAATCATTTAAAATATGTGCGAATATATCTGGTGGTATTTTACCTTGGTATTCGGCAACTTGCTCCATTGTTGTAAAATCAATTATTTGGAATACCGAATAATCTGTTCCATCCCCTCTGCTGACATCACCTATGATACAATATTCATGGTTTGGTAATGGCTCTGACCATATCCATATTAACCCACTATTCCCATCATAATATGATTTATCCACAAATTTTGGTTCCATCACATTTGTTTTCTCATGCATATCAATGAATTCGTCATCAATAACATTACCCCCAGAACCCAAGAATGAAACATCCAACTCTTGAGCAATTTTCTTTTTATCCTGATTCATGTTCTTACACATGTCATCATACCAAGTTGACGCTGGTTTATAACCTGCATTAACCATTTTTTTAAATGATGTTAAGGTAAATTCAGTTTCATTAATTACTTCTTCATTTTTAATCCATCTTAAATCTTTATTGTATCTTGGGTCTTCATACCATTTAAGTTCGATGATATTATATTTATTTTCTTTTCTTATTGCTTGTTCATATGTTTTATAATACAATGCGTCATATCCATTTGGTGTTTGATGACCTAACACCCCATTATATAAAACTGAGTGACACCAGAAATCAGTTTCGTCATTTGGTAATGAGAAATCGTATGTCTCATTTCTTAAATGTTGTATTGAATCTATTTTCTCCCATTTACTATTATTGAATAGGATTTTATCTATATTATATTTTGATAAATCCAATTTTAGTTCGTTTGTGAAATAATCAATAAAATCAATGAATTTGGTTTTACTTAAATCATCTGTTTTATTAATTTTGTTAATCTTAACATCACTTGCTTTTAAATTGTTATATCTTATTTTCCTAACCAATGAATTCTCATTCAATATATCTCTGATAATCTTTTTACCATCTGGTATAAAACTTTGAGTTTCATTTAATTTTTTATCTTGAAATTCTTTATTATTTTTTGAATCGAATCTAAATCCTATTAAATCATAATATTTTTTTGTATTAGAATGTGTTGTTGTGACTTGATATATATCTTTTGCTTTATATTCTGTTAATATCCCAAAATTTAATAGTAATATCCTAACTTGTTTTGCTAATTTTTCTGAATGTGTTCTGAACTTAATTTTCCCAGTTTTTGAATCAACAAAAGCGTTTCCATCCATCATTCCTTGCATCATTGCAATCATATTGTCTCTTGACATTTGCATTAATCCGCTTGGGATGAATTTATCTTTCTTTTTTATTTTTAAATCGAACCCTAACGATTCCAATATCGTATTAAAATAGTCGTGAGACATCTTATAAAAGGTCTTGTGAAATAAACTATTATCTGATATATGTAATCCTATTAAATAAGCTAATTCTTCGTCAATTTTATCGTATTTAATATGGGGTCTTATATCTCTTGTCTTAAATTCATATTCACAGTTCAATTTATTATTGTTACCCCACAATTCAAACCCGTATTGAACATTAATATAATCTCCTATTTCAAGTTCAGACATCGTGAACCAATCGTATCTACAATACTTGAATGAATAAGCCCATACTTTATGTGTATGTGTACCTTCCAGTTCTGATGACAATGATTTTATTTTAATTGTGTCATGTATCCCATTGTTAAAGAATATATTTGATTGCCTATGTTTATTTAAACCCATTACATTATAATGAGGTACATTGTAACCACCACTTTTATCTTTATTAATAAATTCATCCATTTGTTTAACACCCTCATCAGTGAAAACAAACGTTTCTTTTGTTACACATGAAATTAATGTGCATTTACCCCCAGTATTATGGCTTATAATTCCATTTGATATGAATGAATTTGTTGATGGAACGTGTAAGTCATAGGTATGGTTTTCTGATTTGTTGATATCAATAATTGATGTTGTTATAAACCCATTTGATTCTTCATTTGTTTTTAATGCTCTTAATATATCTCCATTAATTTCAGATATAATTCCAACATTAAATAATAAGGATTGAATTCTTTTTAATCCTTCGTAATTATCATTCTGGATATAATCTTTTTCGTTGAATAAATCTTGGATGTATTTTAATATAATATCTTTCTTTGCTTTCAATAAATCGTTTGAGGGGTATGAATAATCAAATTCTTTAATTTCATATTCATTATTTCCGAATATATTTTGATTATATTGAATGATAAGTTCATCACCAACATTTAATTGGTTCATTCTAACCCATTCATCTTGATTATTTCTTTTAACCAATAGTGGGTGTTTCCAACTTCCTTCCAATTCAATTCCTAAATTGGTTTTTATTTTATAAGTTTCACCATATTCTGATACGAACGTTTGTGTTGCATCAACAATGTTTCCATGTCTATCACAGACCTTATATGGTTCATTTAAATCAGTGAAACCAATTTTTGTTTTTTCTTTAACCAATTCATCCAATTCAACCAATCCGTTATCAGTTAATATTAAACTATCTTTAGTTAAACACCCCAATGATGTTACTGCCGCAGCATATAAGTTAGCTCCGTTATCAATAAACGCAGCCTCATCAAATATAAGGTATGTTGGGGTATATCCCCTTAAAGCATCTTCAGATGTTGCAACAGCAATAATTTTAGAACCATTTGGTAATTCAACTTCTATTTGTGAATCTTTAATAAAAATTGTTTTCTTTTCTTTTTCTTCACTACCATAATATTCATTACCCCAAACCCATCTAGGTAATTGATTAGTGTAGTCTTTTATCCCTTTTAAGAACTTCTTAGCTAATGTTAGCTTATTCGCTATACAAACTATTGTCTCAGGGTTATTAGGGTCTGCAAACCCCAATTTAATTGATAAATAACCTTGGGTTACTGTAGAAATACCAGCCTGTCTTGGCTTAGTAATTAAATTAAACCTATTAGCTTCATAGGATTTTACTATTTGTCTTTGTCTTACAAATAATTTAAATGGAACAAAACCTTCTTGCGTTTTATCAAATGTTTTAAGGTACGTTTCAATTGCATATGATGGATTATCAACACACTTAACGTATTCTTCAAATATTTCACTCGCTGTTAGCATAAACTTTATATATTATATAAATATACCAATAGCTTAAAAACGATTATATCAATTCATTTGCATCAAAATAAGAGTCATTTATCTTATCTTGTTTTATATTTAGTACAATTTCATTTATACTTTGTTTTGCTTTCTTTGTTCCAGCAATAATTTCCTTCATTAAGGATAACATATCTTTTGGTTCTTTCTTAATCATCCTTGCAAAAACTTCATATTTTAGATTTGAATCTTCTGAATTTATATTTCCACAAAACTTTTTCCATATCCTTGGTCCAAATTTATTAAACCATGGTTGACATTCAACATAATCATTGTTATTCAAAACATATTCAGCGATTAATTCATTTTCTGGGATTCCATGAGTTGATAAAACCTCCATTACCCCTCTATATAATTCTCGAACCAATATTGGAAACGATATTGCTTTAGCTGTGATTATTGGGGTGATTGATTTATCTTTATTTTGTTTATATTCACATTGAACATCCCCACCAATAACTTTTTTATCAACCGATTCAACAACATAATCCAAATAATTTGCCCCACACATTAATTTGTTATAATAATTGGATAATCTTGGATTTATATCTGTTAATTCATCATTATTTTTATATAACCCATTTGAATTGTTGATTGCACCTTCAGCAAATGCATATACACCTTTATTTTTATTCAATGCATATATTACCTCAGAAATTTGTTCATGATTTTCAAAAACTTCATCAAGTTGTTTAATTGATTTTGATTTGTTTTTTAACTTAACTTCATCAACCAACTCTGCATTTAATTTCATTGTTCCTTCAGGGATATTAAATTCATCAATAATTAATTTTGTTGCCAATTTTTCCAATTTCTTTTTATTTGGTTCCTCAATTTGTTTTATCTCATTTAATATTTTATCCATTGACTCATATAACTTAAAGTTATCGATTTTATCAATATCAAACGTTTCTCTGCATTTCTTAACTGAATTCTCAAATTCTTTTATAATTAATGATGCGTCTGAAGGTATTCCGTAAGATTCTGGAAAAATATCAGCTTCTTTTAAAGGGTGATTTGAATTTATTATATCTTCCTCTAAAGACTTGCACATTCTTTCAGTTATATCTTTTGAATAAAGATTTTCTTTAATCCTATTCTTTAAATAATCCTTATTTTCATTTATTGGTAATTCTGAAACTTTAATTATTTGTTTGGTGTTCCTTTTATTTTCGGTCCCTTCAATTCCAAAAATTTCCTTCTCCAAATCTTTTATATTTTTCAATGTGCCTTCCAATTCTTTTGCTTGGCTATTAGTTACTTTTTCAACTGGTTCATCAGTTTTATCGGTTGTTGGTTTTGTACCAACAATTGCTTCTGTGATATGTCTTTTTGTGATTTTCATTTTTTAAATGTTTTGATATTCCAATATAAAATCTTTCTCATATAATTTATCGTTCACTTTTGATAATTCCTCTCCGAACTTGAACCATAATCTAATTTCTGGGTATTCACTATATTCATCGATATCCTCCCATCCCATTGCAATTATTCCGTCAACAGCATCCCAAACACAAAAGGTATCACTTTCTTGAACCAATGATAATCTAATATTTGTTGTTAATTTACCAACCTTTTTAATGTATCTTTCAATCGGTGGTTCAGGTCTTCCAGATGCAGGAATTACATCCCAGTCATCCCCTTCAATGTTTTCTTTTTTATCTGAGAAAAGAAATTCATAGATATTATTCCCTTTCCAATCTTTTCCAGTGTTATTAATATAAACCAAATATAACTTTTCCATATAAACTATTTTTTTAAAACAATATTTGGATTAATATTCCAAATCGATTCATTAACTGATTCTTTTTTATCTATTTGTAATTGTTTTTTAACGATATCCATGTTATCAATTTTACCAACATTTCTATAATCAAACCCTTCTAATTTACATATCTTTTGTTTAATGAAATCACCATGAACAATAGCATACGATACTTGTCCAACAACTTCAGTAAATAACGCTGGTAATGCTGCTGGTGGTGCTAATTTAGCGTGTGTATTGTAAGCTCTTAATTCACCTCTTAAACCAAAATCTTGGTTAGCTATTATATGTGTATAATAATCATGAACAGCTCTTAACATTAAGTTTTCTTCCTTAGTATATAACGGATGTTCATTGAATAATTTTGTTATTTTTAATACACCAGTTTCTTTAACTTCATTATTCATTTGTTCCCTACTTTCATAAGGGTCGTAATCCACAAATTCAACTTTTAATTTTGATTGTAATTGTTTAAATAATCTTTTTGTTGATTCCATTAATGCTCTATAAGATGGTACAACTGATTGGTCAAAATCAGGGGCGTTAACATATGCTTGAGCTACAATTTTAGAATAATCATCATAATTAGACAAAACCATCTTTTCGTTGATTAAACTTTCATTTTTAGCTTTTTTACCCCAAGAATCTCCTTTTCCTTGTGTTGAACAAGCTGATGGTGTTGGTCGACAAGCTGGATATTTAGCTCTTTCCTCACCTTCTTTTCTACCACAAGACTTGCATTTCTTCCTACCAGTTTCTGGGTCTTTTTTGCATGTATTACAATCAACCCAACCTTTTGACTTTCCTTTCCCCCCTTGTCTTGCAAACCATCCATGTAATCCTTCTTCCTTTTCTTTTGAAAAATCAGTTTTCTTTTTTGCTTCAGATAGTTCTTCAGATACTTCTTCAGTTGATTCATCAGTACTATTCCCCCAGTTAGCTGCACCTACCTTTCTACATTTAACTAAGGCACCAGAACCGTAGGCCGAGGGCCATACATCATATCTACTTTTTACTTTATAGTAACACGCATCTTTTTT